ATGGAATATTTGAAAGTTGCTGACTTGAGTGAGAAGGATCTACCTAAAATCTATACAGCACAAAAAGCGGCTGGGCTTCTCTCAGACAAACAACTCAATTATTCAAAGAATCGTTTAGATAATTCAAAACAAGCAAAGAGTTCTTTTTCACCACTTGCTACACTCGAAAGAACACATGGTATTGGAACATCTGAAGATACAGTTTATCCAATTCTTTATAACAATTCAGGTGTGAATTATATCAAAAAGTTTGTTGAACAAGGAGAGTATAAAAAAGAAATCAAAGAAATTGTTGAAAAGCTTGAGTTCCCTCTTCGTTATCTAAAAGCATCTACAAAGAATACATCAAAGTTTTATTTGACATTTAAAAAAGAAGGTAAAGATTATATTGTTGCGATGAAAAATAATCGTTTAATTGAATTGCCTTTAAAGCCAATTGAAAATGATTTGTTTGATGCTGCTAATATGGTTACTATGGAGACTGAAAGAGATATGGTGAATAAACATAATCTGTTCACCTTATATCACCTACTCGCAAAATTGGGATATAAAGTAAATGGTAGTGACAGTCTAAAGAAATGGGCGCAAAAAAATGACCTTGAAGAAAGAACAAAGGTTCTTGATAACATCATAAAAACTTTTCAAGCAGAGAAAAAAGCAAAAGCAGAACAACGAAGACTTGAACGAGAAAAACGAGAACAAGAAGAACTTGAAGACTCCTTTGTTCGTAAATCTTGGGGTAATATTCTCAATGAATGGACTGGATATGAAGAAGTAATTGAAGAAGGATGGAAACAAGCATTGGCTGGAGGTATGGCTTTAGTAGCGACTCTTGTAGGTTCACCTGTTGCTGGAAAATCAATTGACAAAGAACAAACAAAGGCTTCTCAACAGGCAACGAAAAAGGCAAAGCAAGTCAAACCCAAATCTGAATATGATCATTATGCTACAGCCTTAGCCGTTTCTTTACTCAAAGAAGAGAAAGTTTTTGATATGATTACAATTGAAAAAAATGGTAAAGAAAAACCTATTCAGCTTCGTGATTTACAAAAAGAATTACTTCATCTTGGTGGAATAAGAACAACCACAACAAAGTCTCCTCAGTCAATTGAGAAAAAACCCACAGCCGAATCAAAACCGAACACAAAGAAATCTTTAGGTGAAGGCTTTCAATCATTTGGTTCAATTTCGAATTTGAGAGAAGGTGATAATGATTCAAAATATAAAAAGTTTTCTCTTGTTCATAATCGTAAGCAAACAGAAGCTGAGAATAAAATTGAAAAGGCTTTGAAATCTGTTTTTGATCGTATTGACCATATTATTCGTGGATCAAGAGATCCTAAACGAAAGAAAATGTTTTTAGAACTTCGTGGACTTCTTCGTGGTGACCAAGAGCGCAATCATGAACAAATACGAAAGGTCGCCAAACAAATAGTCGATTATGAAAAAGAAAATCAAAATCACTTTGCCGCTGGCCAAGCAATTGATGCATTGGATGATATGATGAAAACAAGACAAGCGACAAAAGATGCTCTGAATAAATTTAAGTATGGTAAAATTGAAATAAAGAGAAAAAACCAAGATTCGGATGACAATAAAAAACCGATACTAAACTAATGTCAAAAGCCAACATTCATTTCAATCATTATAATTATAAAGGTGAACAAAATTTAGTACAAGATTTACATGATGAGATTATTCAAATCAAAGGCATGAATGTATCTTATTTACCAAAAGAACATTTCAACTATGATCTTTTGATGGGTTCAGATGATGACCAGAGATTTGAACACGCATACTTGATTGAAATGTTGATGGAAGAAACAGATGGTTATGTAGGTCAAGCATTACTGGGTAAATTTGGTTTACAAATTGAAGAACAAATCACACTGACACTTTCCAAAAGAAGATTCGATGAAACTAAAATACCTGACCGACAAAGACCTCATGAAGGTGATTTAGTTTTCCTTCCCGTTGACGCAAGACTATATACGATCACATATGTTGACTATCAACAGCCTGGCTTCTTACAAGCAGGTATATTTCCTAATTATCGTTTATCTTGTGAACTTTACACTCCAAGTCACGAACAGATTCAAACAAATGTCAAACAGATTGATGAATCAGATCAAGAGATTTACAGTCTTGACATTCCACTTGATGACATTGAAGGTCGTTTTGCTACAAACGAAAGAGTGACAGGGCAAACCTCAGGGTTTATTGGAGATGTGAAAAAATTCTATCCAAGAAAGAAAGTCCTTTCAATCACACATTTAAATGGTTTGTTTGAACCTGAAGAAATTCTGATTGGTGAAAAGTCTGGAGCAAAAGCTCGAGTCACTCAAATGATTCAACACATTGATAATAAGTCAGAAGAAATTCGTCACTTGGAAACAAATGAAGAGTTTCGTAATCAAGGCGAACAATTGATTGATTGGGATCCAAATAATCCTTTAGCATAAACACATCATGTTTTTCACAAACACCGTTGATGAACAGGATCAATATCATCAAACGATTCGTAATCTTGTTGTCATTATTGGTTCATTGTTTTCAAAAATGATTCTTGTTCGTAAGAATCATAAAACAAATGAAATTGAAGAAAAGATTAGTGTTCCAATCAATTTCGCAAATCGTGATAAGTTACTTACTTTAATTCGTGAAGCACCTTCTGTTGAAACAAAGAATTCAAATTACACATTACCACGCATTGGTTTTTCATTTTCAGGTTTGACTTACGATCCGCAAAGGCAAATGCCAAAGACCGGTGGTCGTGGTCGTCCAACAAAAGATGAAAAAAATAAAAAAGATGTTCTCATTCAATATAATGCTGTGCCATATGACTTTGAATTTTCAGTTTCAATTGTAACAAAATATGCTGAAGATTTGACACAACTTGTTGAAAAAATACTTCCTTACTTTACGCCCAATCTAAATATAACATATCGAGCAATTCCCGAAATGAGTTTAGATATTGATGTTCCACTCATGTTGAATGGTGTAACATGGCAAGATGAATATGAGGGCCTACAAGAAAGAAGAATGTTGATTGCCGATTTGTCTTTGACTGCTAAATCATGGGTTTTCCCGCCAATTAAAGATTTCCCTAAAGTCAATACCGTTCTTATTGAAACTCATACAATAGGTCAAAAAGGACTCACAGACTTACAAACAAAGGGTAAGCTTGATTTATCAGCACCTACTGGTGAAAAAATTACAACAGAAACATTAGGAACAATACAGGATGAATCATCAAGCGATTCAATGACAAATCCAATGAACGAACATACATTGATTAAAATTTATGGTTATAATGAAGTTGATGATTTTGGTTTTGATACTTTTGTTTATAAGCAAGGTGAATATGACTCTGAACTCAAAAGAGAACTGCGGTTCCATGAAGAGACCGCTAATACTACTCAATAAAAGGAGAACCGGATGAATACGTTTTTGAAATGGTGGTTGTTAATTACACTGATTGTTGCCGGCGTTTCGACTGCCTGGTATTTCAATTTTGGTATGTTTATATACACACACGACCTCACAAAACTCACAATCGTTATTGCTGCCCTTTTTGTAGCAACCACATTTGTAATTGGTTATAAATTATGGAACAAGGTTCGAAATAACAAAGTCGTATATTATGAAAAAGAATGGTTTATCAGTGAACTTTGTATCAGTTTAGGTATGATTGGAACTGTAATTGGTTTCATCTACATGCTTTATTCTGTATTTGGTAATTTGAATATTACAGACACTGTAGCAGTTCAAGAAAGTTTAGGTATGATGGCGAGTGGTATGGGAACTGCTCTACTTACCACGCTGATTGGATTGATTAGCAGTGTGTTAATTAAAAGTCAGTTAGTCATGGCTGAGAATGGAGTTGAATGAGAAGATATCAATACACCAGCAACCTGGCTTTTATTGATTTACTTTTCAACTTAATTCTTGCAAAAAGCAGAATACATGGCAATTCTGCAGTGGGATGGAGATCGAGATATTGACATGGATCTTTGGATGGAAGGACCAGAAGGTTTGGTTGGCTTTCGTGAACCAAGTCTTGGTTATGTTTATTTGGATAAAGATGATTTAGGACATCGCAATGATGTAATTCGTAAGGGAAAAAGAAACGAAGAATATCTTGAAATCAATCGAGAAGTGATCAATATTCGTGGCTTTCAACCAGGCGAATACATTATCAATGCTCACTATTTCTTTGGTAAAGAAGTAGGATCTAGGTCGGCAACAACAGTTACACTCGAGTTGGTCAAGCTCAATCCTTATGAAGAAATCTGGGCCGGTACAAAAGAATTCACGCAACGTGGACAAGAAGAAACCTTTGTTCGTTTTCACATGAAAGAGAATGGGCGATATTTCAACATCAATGAACTACCTAAGAATCTTGTGATGAAGAGCATGGAATATTTGGGTGGTTCTTATTCAGGAAACCGCCCAACTAGTTCAATGTCGCCTTATCCAACACCTACTCTCTCATCACATGAAAGAGAAGAGAGGGCAAAAAATCGTCGATATGGTGGCGGTGGTGGAGGAATTTCAGCACCAATCGCACCACCGGCAAATGCTGATCCTGAACGAGGAACATCATATCAATATAATAATTGGCAAACTGATGATCCAACATACGGAGGGGGACTATGATTTACTTAATTTTGATTGCAATTTTTCTCGTTTCAGTCTTTCTTTATGTCTTGATTGAACTCAAGAAAAGCATTCATATGCTATATATTATACCACTTACAATCATGTTTACGGGTGGTACATACTTTTATTTGGATTCACTTTTTGGTTATCCAGTTCATAAAACAGATGAAGGAAAGTTTGGTTTACTTTCCTTTTGGATTGACGAAGACAATGATCGAATCTATCTTTGGACAGTTCTTGAAAATGAAAGTGTTCCAAAAGCAATCATCGTACCTTATAGTCAAGAAGAACACAACAAGTTAGTTCGAGCACAACAACAAATGTCTCAGGGCATTCAGATGATTGGTGAGTTTGATCCAGTAGATGGTGGTGGTCAATCAGATTCATATGAGCAAGGTGAGCAAGGTGCTAGTTCGCAAGGCCTTGACGGATCACCAAAATCAAAAGGCGGTGCTTTTTCTCTCATTGAACTTACAGCAGAAAAAGCATTACCACTGAAAGCGTATCAAGAGAGTCCATGACAAAAAGAATCACACCTGAAGAAGTTTGTTTTGTTCCAGAAGAACTTGTTGAAGAAGGTCAACAAAGAAAACTTCAGAAAGTTTCAAAATATAACGAAGTCACTGTCTATGAAAGTGGTGGCTCTTCAGATGATGATTTTGAATTTGCTCAAGAAACAATTCGTGACACCATCCTCAAGTCAAATGAGGTTCTACAAGAATTAGGACAAGCCGCAATTCTCAACGAAAACGGCAAACTCTATGAATCATATTCTCAACTTATGAAGAATATTGTTGATAGTTCGACTTCTCTCCTTGACCTACACGCAAAGAAGAAAAAGATTGATGAGCAGAAAAACGATGAGGTTACGCAAAATAATACTCAAATAAATAATATTGTTGTAGGTTCGACAAAAGATCTTCTTGAATTGATAGAAAAGAAAACGCAGGCATAAGTCATATTTCGTATTGTTTTTGTTAGAAAAATCTAAATAAAAAGAACTACAATATTTCTTTTAAAATTCCTAACATAACGAAACTATGGCAGATAATATTGTTTCTAAAATACTCATCAAAAGTTCCACTCAAACTGCTGTTCCCCTTGATACTGATTTACAAAGAGCAGAATTAGCCTACTCTTACGCATCAGACCGACTCTTCATCGGTAATGCGAACACAGGAGAACCAGCAATCACCATTGGTGGAAATGCATTCCTCAAACTATTTTCAGATGTTCTGAATGCCGATGGAACGGTTCATGCTGGAACTGTTTATCCCAACAATGTCATTGTGGCAGATGCCAATAATCATATTGACTTTCTTGATTTTGGTCAAATCAGCATCAATGGTAGAATCCTTGTCACAAAAGATGTTGAAGAAATCATCACCGCAAATAATCTGCCTAATGTTGCGGATAATAAATTGGTTTCTTCGAAAGCAATCAAGGATTATGTTGACGAAAGAACAAAAAGATTCCTTCTAAACTTTGATGAGGAATCCTTAGCACCTGGACAAATCCTTATTGTTGACACCACAAACAAATTTGAAAATCGAGAAATCAGTGGTGTAGTTGAATTCTTCCCTGATGGTAGTTCTTCACTTCGACAAAAGTCTGTCACCAATCTAATGTTAGAAAATGACTCAATTCGTTTGGGTCTACAAGAAATTAAACTTGGTGAAGGAACTTTATTAAATTTAAACCAAGATACGTCAGGTGTGTTGGACGTTCATCGAGGTGGAACTGGCGGAGACTTCTTCGATCGGCATCGAGTCCTTCTCGGTAATGATCTTGAGGAGTTTCAAACATCACCAAGATTCTTCTTTGATACGGATGCGAATAGTCTATTTGTTGATGCGAACACTCGTATCACCACAAATCTATCTGTAGGCCAAACACTTGAAGTTGCAAATCAATTCTTTGTAGATCATGAGAATCTACACTTTCAAGAATATTTGCACATCACAACAGTTGCTGCTGGAAACACCTGGGACACAACCACACTTTTCACAACAGACGGAACACTCTTCAGTTATATTGATGGTTATCTTTTCCATCTAACGAAGTATGGAAATGTTCAGATTGATGCTCAAACATTGTTCACTGGACCTATGGTCATTGGTTCAGCAGACACGGTTCTTGAATGGTTAGGTGATATTCGTATCAATAACGCAAACACAAATATCACTTCGAATAAAGTTGTAGCTGACCTTGGTGATGTTGAAGTTGAAATTGATGACCTTGAACTTCGATCATTTAACACCACAGCAATTTTGAATCAAGTTGATGTAAGAAGCTTTAACACTTACGCAAAACTTGATGACTTTGAACTTGAAAGTCTAAACACAACTCTTGATATTGAAGATTTAGATGCTGAAGTTCACTTTGGTACAGTCAATACAGAACATCTACAATTTACTGGTAATCAAGTAACAGTTGGTACAAAATATCATGTAATTGATAGTGATGAAGTTTATACAGTCAATGGTGTTGTCAAAAATTATTCTGAAGTTGAGCATCATAACATAGTTCATTTTGCAAATAACAGTCATCTTGGATTTGTAGCAGAGGGTGTTGATGTTCCTACTGTTGCTGGAATTAACAGTGACCTTGTTCCGACAGGAAATGCTGTTTACAGTTTAGGTTCACTTCAACGACCATGGAAAGATCTTTATCTGAGTGGTTTGACGCTTTACATTGGTGGTCAATCAATCGGTGTTGATAAAGATACTGGTGAAATGACATTCTCCGCACCATTGAAATTAGAAACAGATACATCTTTCAGTTCAGAAAAGTTTGAAGTTTCAACAACAAATTCAAGATTTGACGGAAATGAAGTTTATTTTTCTTCAAACACCACAACAGAAGTTCATGGTGATGTAAACTACTATGATATTGACTTTACACTTGACCAAACAACAACTGTTTTCAATGGTGGGTCAATCACAATCAATACAGTAACTGAATTCACAGAGCCTGTTACATTTAATAATGCACAAACAGATTTCAATGGTCATGTTTATTTTACAAATGACCTTTTTATTTCATCGGACACAACTACTTGGGCTGCTGGTTCAAAAATCATAGCAAATGGTCCTGTCACTCTTACAGATACAGTTGATTTCACTGGCGCTACATTTACAATCAGTCAAGATACAGCAACTACTTTCAAAGGAACAGTAGTCACAGATAACACCGTAACAATGAATGATACTGTCACAATGAATGACAGTGTTTATATCAACGGTGCGAATACTGAAATTGATGGAAACCATTTCCGTGTAAGAAATACTACAGCATCTGAATTTGAAGGAACCGCAACATTCCAGAACAACACGACCTTCAACAAGCCCGTTGTCATCAATGACACAACGCATTTGAATGGCAGTCTCTTCCGCATCAGTACAGCAACGCCATCGGTCTTTGATGGGACCGCTACTCTCAATAACAACACAACGATTAACGGCGCTCTCTTTGCTGTCAGTGCTTCGACAGACACAACCATTGATGGTCTGGTCACTCTGAATGAGGATGTGACGGCCACGAATGATGTAGAGTTCACAGGACCCACATTTGTTGTCAGCACAGGAACTTCATCTACCTTTGATGGTGTCGCTACCTTCAACAACGATACAGACATCAACGGAAGTCAATTCTCTGTCAGCGCAGGAACACATTCATTCATTCACGGCAAGTTGACCGTCAATGATGCTGTTGATATCAACGCAAAAGTCACAGTTAATAATGAGATTCAAGTAGCAGATAATGTTCTGATTGAAAAAGATTTGACAATCGGACGCAATCTTTTTGTCCAAGGTAACACTGTTCAGATTGATGTTCAAACAATGGTTGTGGAAGATAACATCATTGTTGTTGGAAGTAATAATGATGCAGATGCCGTTGACCTTGGTTTTTCTGCACGATATAAAGATGAAGGTGTGGGTGCTTATGCTGGTATCTTCCGTAAGGCAGCAGATAAAAAGTTTCATCTATTCCGAAAGTATGGTACTGAACCTGGTGTCACCATGGGTGATTACCAGCTGGCAACTTTAGTTGGTGATTTCGAAGCAAACAATGCGATTGTTTCTTCTGGGGAGATGGAGAAACTCGACATTGACAACTCTCACTTTCATCATAGTACCGCATCAAATATTGTCGCAGATATCATTGAAGGAACAAACTTCTTCTTAGATGGTGGAACAGCAAACAACTTTGTGATTTCAAATTCACATTTTGAAATCAACACCGCAAACAACTTCACTGGAACAAATGTCTTCCTGACAACAGGAACAATCACAGACTTTGATGTGGAGGACATGCGGTCAAACAACACTGTTTCAACGAATGTTCATTCAACATTTGGACATCTTGAGACATATACCGCAAATGATATCACCACAACAAACTTTGATTTTCAACAAGGTTATTTGGCTGATATTGATGTTGAGAACATGAGGTCAAATAATGTTGTTGAAACCAACTTTGACTCAAGACATGGCTACATTCAAGATGTGGATGTGGAAGATATGCGGGCAAATAATGTTGTCAGCACCAACACACATTCAACCTTTGGACACTTAGAGACATTCACTGCCAATAATATCACGACCACTAACTTTGACTCAAGACAAGGTTATCTACAAGATATTGATGTCGAAGATATTCGTGCAAACAACGTTGTCACAACTAATGTTCATTCAACATTTGGTCATCTCGAAGACTACACTGCCAACAATGTCAACACAACCCACTTTGAGTCAAGACATGGTTATTTGGAAGACATTCGAGTCTATGATGCAAATGTCGAAAATATGTATGTCTATGACTTTGACTTTTACAAAGGTGAAATTGAATTAGTAAATGTCAAGAATGCTCAAATTGATGATGTAACAATCACTGATTTCCGTTTTGTTGACGGAAGAATGAACAATGTTTATGATTCAAATAACATCACAGCAACAAACACCTACTTCACTCATGGAACTTTAGAAGACTTTGATGTTGAGGATGTAAGAGCCAATAATGTTGTATCTACAAATGTTCATTCTACATTTGGTCATCTTGAAACCTATACTCAAAATAATATTACAACTACGAACTTTGACTCAAGACAAGGTTATCTACAAGATATTGACGTCGAAGATATTCGTGCCAATAACGTAGTTTCAACAAATGTTCATTCAACATTTGGACATTTGGAAAATTATACGGCAAACAATATCACAATCACAAACTTCCGTTTAGAAAAAGGATACATTGAAGATTATGAAATTGAAGATGTGATTGCAAATAATGTCACCACAACTAACTTCAACACGAAACATGGTGACTTGGAAGATATTGATGTCGAGGACATGAGAGCCAATAATGTTGTGTCAACTAACACACACTCAACATTTGGTCATCTCGAAACATTCACCGCAAATGATGTTACTACAACAAACTTCAAATCTTATGATGGTTACTTAGAGAATATTGATGTAGAGATCATGCGGTCAAATAATGTGACCACAACGAATTTCGACTATAAACATGGAGACTTAGAGGACATTGATGTCGAGGATATGAGGGCGAACAATGTGGTCACATCGAACACTCACTCAACCTTTGGTCATTTAGAAACCTTCACCGCAAATGATGTAACAACTACAAACTTCAATTCAAGACAAGGTTATCTACAAGACATTGACGTTGAGGATATGAGAGCCAATAACGTTGTATCAACTAACACTCATTCAACGTTTGGTCATCTTGAAGACTTCACCGCAAATGATATCAGTGTAACAAACTTTGAGTATGAAAAAGGTCACATTGAGAATGCTACTGCAAACAATTTGACAATTGACAACTCAACATTGAACTATGCGATTTTGAATCACGCAACTCTGGAAGGAATCACTGTTACAGGTTCTGCTACCACAAAGTCAACCTTTGATGATTCAACAGCAAACAATGTTGTTGTCAACTACAGTACTTTCCAACATGGTAACTTATCAAATGTTCAGTTTGAAGATGTCGAAGGTGAGTTCTTAACAGCAACAAATGTCTTCCTGACATCTGGCACAATCACAGACTTTGACCTGGAAGATATTCATGCAAACAATGTCACGGCAACAAACACCTATTTCACAACTGGAACACTTGAAGAGTTTGTTGCGAACAATATCACCACAACAAACTTTGACTCAAGACAAGGTTATCTACAAGATGTAGACGTTGAAGATATTCGTGCCAATAATGTTGTGACAACCAATGTTCATTCAACATTTGGACACTTGGAAGATTACACACAAAACAACATCACAACCACAAACTTTGATTTTCAACAAGGTTATTTGGCTGATATTGATGTTGAAGACATGCGGGCGAACAATGTTGTTTCAACTAACACGCACTCGACCTTCGGCCACTTGGAAGAGTTCACCGCAAACAACATCACAACCACAAACTTTGAGTTCAGTCAAGGTGACCTTGAGGACATTGATGTTGAGGATATTCGAGCAAACAACGTTGTCTCCACAAATGTTCACTCAACGTTTGGTCATTTAGAAGACTATACGCAAAACAACATCACAACCACAAACTTTGAGTTCAGTCAAGGTGACCTTGAGGACATTGATGTTGAGAATATGAGAGCTAATAATGTTGTCTCTACGAATACTCATTCAACATTTGGTCATCTTGAAATCTTCACAGCAAATGACTTCACAGCAACAAATGTAACGCTGGATACTGGAACAATTACAAACTTTGATATCTATAACTCAAGAGTTTATGATACTCAAATCGTAGATGAGACAAGTGCGAATAACTTAGTTTCAAATAATGCGATCATTAATGATGCAATTGCTCATCGCTTGCATAGTAATTATGCAACAATTGACTATGCGGTATCCAACAATCTAATTTCGAATAACGCAACACTATATTCTGGTGAAATTTATAATTCGTTGATTCAGTTCTCAGAGATTCGCAATTCAAAAATCATTGAATCACAAATCGTTGAAGAATCCTCTGCGAATAATTTGTTGTCAAATAATGCAACAATCAATGATGCGACTGCTTATCGCTTGGCATCACATTATGCTGATCTTTTATCTGCCGATATTCATACAGCAAATGCGGAAAACTTCACAGCAAATAACTTTACAGGAACAAACTTCTTCCTGACAAAGGGAACTGTTGATGATTTCCTAATCGAAAATTCACACTTTGAAAAGAACACTGCAAATAATTTCACAGCAACAAATGTCTATCTGACAACCGGTACAATCACAGACTTTGATGTTGAGAATGTAAGAGCAAATGGTATTGTCTCAACAAATGTTCATTCAACCTTTGGACACTTAGAAACATATACAGCAAATAACTTCACAGCAACAAATGTCTTCATCACAACAGGAACAATTACAGACTTTGATGTTGAGAATGTAAGAGCCAATAATGTTATCAGCACAAACGTTCATTCAACGTTTGGTCATTTAGAAGAATATACTGCCAATGACCTGACGGCAACAAATGTTTACCTAACAACCGGCACAATCACAGACTTCGATGTTGAGAATGTAAGAGCCAATAATGTTGTATCTACAAACGTTCACTCAACGTTTGGACACTTAGAAGAATACACTGCTAATGAATTCACTGTCACGAACTTTGACCTGACAAATGGTGAGATTACTAATGTTGATGTTGAAACCATTCGTGCGAATAATCTGACCGCAACCAACATCACAATGGACACTGGAACAATTGATGTTGTGAATATTTCAGATTCAAACATTTATGATTCCTATGCGAACAATTTGACATCAAATAATATGACAATCAATAAGGCACAAATCAGTGGTGCTGTCTTGAAAGATGTTGAGTTGGAAAGTATTTCAATCACAGGTGCTGTCACAACTAAGTCAACCTTTGATGATTCAGTAGCAAATAATGTTGTAGTCAATTACAGCATGTATCAACATGGTAATTTAAGTAACAATCATCTTGAATTATCAACCGCAAATAACTTTGTATCAACAAACACACATTCAACATTTGGACATCTTGAAACTTTCACCGCAAATGATTTCACTGTCACAAATTTTGAAGCTGAAAAAGGATACTTAGAAGACATTGATGTTGAAGACATTCGAGCAAACAATGTCACACTGACAAATAGTGAGTTCACAACTGGTCATCTTGAAGCCTTCACAGCAAACAATCTGACTCTGACAAACTTCAAGCTCCAGTATGGTACAATTGAAGATTATAGCATTGAAGATGTGATTGCAAACAATGTCAACACAACTAACTTTGTCACAGCACATGGTGATTTGACTGACATTGATGTTGAGGATATGAGAGCCAATGGTGTTGTCGCTACGAATTTACAACTCACAACTGGTCATCTCGAAAGCTTCACAGCAAATACCTTCACTGTCACAAACTTCGAAGCCGAAAAAGGATCCTTAGAAGATATTCATGTAGAGATTGCGGAAGCAAATAATGTGACCGCTACAAATGTCTATCTGACAACAGGAACGATTGATTACTTCAAAGGTACTCACATTGAAATTACAGATGACTTCAAGGCAAACAATGTTGAGTTGAATCATGGTAAGATATATGACTTTGACATCTATAACTCAAGAGTTTATGACACTCAAATTGTAGAGCAGTCTTCCGCAAACAACTTGTTGTCCAACAACGCAACTCTGAACTTTGCTGAAATTAACGATACGATTGTTCATCGCTTGACTTCATATGATGCGACCATTGAAAACGCTGTGGCGAACAATCTGACATCGAATAACGCTACATTAAACCTTGCTCAGTTCAACTACGCAACAGCAAACAATCTGACATCCTATCATGCTGAAGTGTTTGATGCTGATATTGATGATTCTCATATCACAAATTCAACTGGTGATCACTTCACAGCAACAAATGTTTTCCTGACAACAGGAACATTTGATCAGTTCACCATCACACAATCAATGCTTCGAAATTCAGACTTTGAAGATAGTGATGCAAACAACATTGCAATTGAGAACAGTGAGATTGGCAACACAACCTTCAATGACCTTGAAGGTGACCGGTTGACTGTTCGTGTTCTGAACGCAAACAATGTCACACTCAATCATGGTAGCTTGAATGATTTTGATATACGAAATTCAAGAATCTATGACACTCAAATTATTGAAGAATCATCCGCAAACAATCTGGTTTCAAACAATGCGACACTGACAAATGCCACGATTCAGAATTCAACAACTGAAAATGCAACAATTAACAATGCTGTTGCAAACAATCTGACATCAAATAATGCAACACTTCATGATCCAAAATTATATGATGTGACGGCAGAAAGAGTTTCTGTAACAACAGGAACAATTGAAAATATTGACTTGCTCACTTCTGATATTTCAAATGGAACAATGGAAGGAACATCCATCACAGATGTTTCGATTGAAGAAAGCAAAATTGGTAATACAAGTATCAATGATATAACAGCAAATCGTGTTGATCTAACAACTGGTGAAATTGAAGATTATCACATCGGTAATACAACCTTCAATGATGTCGAAGGTGACCGTCTGACTGTTCGTGTGTTGAGTGCAAACAATGTGACTTTGAATCATGGTGAGTTGTTTGACTTTGATATTCGCAACTCAAGAGTCTATGACACTCAAATTGTTGAAGAATCATCCGCAAATAACTTAGTATCGAATAATGCTACGCTGAATTATGCGACCATTTATAATTCAACAACTGAAAAAGCAACCATCAATGAAGCCATTGCGAACAATCTGACATCAAACAATGCGACTCTTTATCGAGCAGATATTTACAATTCAGATTTAGAAACTGGAACAATTCGAGACTTTGAAATTTCTCTCAGTTCTGGAACAGATGTTGACTTAGATACTGGAACAATTGAAAATTATACAATCAAGACATCAACAATTCAGAATAGTAATACATTGAATGTTGACCTTCACACTGGTGAAGTCAACAACTATCACATTGTTGCTTCAACAATGGATGATACTGATATTACAAATTCATCTTTTGAAACTGGAACAATTGACCAGACCACAATTACAAATTCAACCATTGATTCAACAACTGTCAAGAACAATTTTGTTCCATTTGATACAAATGTAGACCTTGGTGCGAACACACAAAGATTCAACGATGCTTACATTGCAAATGAGTTGAATCTTGGTCTTGCTGTAATGCGAATCAATACAGATGGTCATATTGATTTTGTCAATCAAGCTGGTGAGAATGTAAGACTTGCTGACTATGCGATGAAAGAAGATGCTGCTGCATCAATTGTTACTGAAACTGCTTATGTTGGATCCTCTTTCTCTGGAACTGTCACAGCAAATACAATCACAGTTCATGAAGGATCGATTGCAAATGTCACCATCACAAATGCTGACATTTATAGTTCAAGAGTTTATGACACTCAAATTGTTGAAGAAACAAGAGCAGAGCAATTATATTCAAACAACGCAACAATCACAAATGCAAGAGCAGACAACCTGTTCTCAAACAATGCAACAATCATCAATGCCACTGCTGAGAACCTGAAGTCAAGTAACACAAACATTCATTTTGCTGTTATTCATAATTCAGAAATTCGCAATTCAACAATCATTGAATCAACAATTGTTGATGAAACAGTTGCGAACAACTTAGTATCGAATAATGCTACACTGAACTTTGCAACGATCAATGATGCGACCGCAGTCAATATGACTTCGAACACAGCCATATTGAATCATGCAACAATCAATGATGCTTTAGCAAATAACTTGACTTCAAATAATGCAACTCTGTTTGATGCCTCGCTGATTGGTCAGACCACTGTGATTGGTGATCTCATACCAAACGAAGCTGATACATATGACCTTGGCTCACTTCTAAAGCCATTCCGTCATATGTACCTGAGTGGCAACACATTGTTTGTGGGTGGTGAAGCAATCACTTTGACAGGTGAAGGATTCAAGTTTGATGCTGACTTAGCCGAATATTCAAAGACAAGTGAGCAAGCAGAACACCTTGAAACAAACACTGCTGACGTTAACATTCTGACCGCAAACGAAGCTGAAATCTGGGAATTGACAACTTCAAACACATCTGTTGAAGACCTGACAGTCGGTAAGACCATCACATTGGATGGCTTCGGTATGTCAGTTGTGGATGGTGAATTGAAGTTCACTGAACGATTAGCAGACTACTACCTCAAGACAGATGATACAACTGGTGAACAAGTTACCACGAACAACCTGGATGCCGCCAATGCGATTATTGATATACTTGAAGCAAATACTGGTTCAGTTGAAACTCTCACAGCAACCGATGTCACAGTTTCAAATCATTTAAGTTCACCAAGACTTCAGGCAACTCAATCACTTCAAGTTGGTTCTGCCTATGTCACAATTGATGGTGATAGTAAGATTCATTTCAGTACTGAATTATCTGACTATTATACAAAGAGTGAATTAGATACTCAAATCAACACTTTGGATGTTGATGCGGATACAGGAACAATTGATAACCTAACAACAACCGACCTGACATCAGCAAATTCAATCACTGTGAATGGTATCACCATGACCTCTGAGGGTGGTGAACTGAAGTTCAGTGAGAGATTGGCTGACTATTATCTGAAGACTGATGACACAACAGGTGAGCAAGTTGTTACAAAGAATCTACATGCCGCAAATGCCTTTATTGATGTAATCGATGCGAACACAGGTGTCATTGATGACCTGACTTCAACAAACCTGACCACGACAGACCTGACGGCTTCCAGCACGATTACAATTGATGGCATCACTCTACAGAAAGATGGTGATGGACTGAAGTTCAGTGCGAATCTTGTTGACTATTTCAAGAAAACGGATGATACTTCCGGTGAGAAGGTTTCGACAAATAATCTGCATGCTTCAAATGCATTTGTGAACTTCATTGATGCCAATGTTGCTGAGATTGATGACCTGACCACAATTGACCTTGAAGCACATAATTCAATCACCGTGAATGGTATTGAACTGACAAAAGTTGGTGATAAACTGAAGTTCAGTGCCGACCTTGAAGATTACTACAAGAAAACAGATGATACTTCCGGTGAGAAAGTTACAACACAAAACCTTCATGCAGCCAACGCATTCATCGATGTTATTGATGCGAATACAGGTGTGATTGATGATTTGTCCTCAACTACAATGTCATCCGTCACAGTTGAAGCAGACACTTCAATTACTGTAGATGGTATCACAATGACGGCTGAAGATGGTAAGTTGAAGTTCAATGCTGATTTGGTTGACTATTTCAAGAAAACGGATGATACTTCTGGTGAGAAAGTCACAACACAAAACCTTCATGCAGCAAATTCCTTTATTGATGTAATTGATGCCAATACTGCAACAATCGATGATTTGACCGTAATTGATGGAACGATTACTGAACTTGAATCAACAAACGGATCTTTCACAACCGTTGAAACAACAGACTTGACAGCTACTGATCTTGTAGCAACGAATTCAATCACTGTGAATGGCATTGAAATGACTTCAGAAGGTGGTGCCTTGAAGTTCAATGCTGACTTAGTTGACTATTTCAAGAAGACAGATGATACAAGTGGAGAAAAGGTTACCACAAATAACCTTCATGCTTCGAATTCATTCATCAACTTTATTGATGCGAACACCGCAGAGATTGATGACCTAACTTCAGTCACAATTGGAACAGTTGACCTGAGTTCAACAGACTTAGAAGTTGCGAATTCAATCACTGTCGATAACATCACAATGACAGCCGTAGGTGGTAAACTGAAGTTCAGTGCCGACCTTGAAGATTACTTTAAGAAAACAGATGATACTTCCGGTGAGAAAGTCACAACAAATAATCTTTACGCATCGAATACTTTCATTGATGTAATTGATGCGAATTCAGGAACAATTGATGACCTCAGTACTACAACATTGTCTGCTCAAACTGCTGAAGTTACAAGTATAATTAAACTGGGTGATGCAAAAACTGCAACGATGTCCATTGACGCAAATGGCCATATCAAGTTTAGTGAAAGATTGGCAGATTATTATTTGAAAACAGATGATACAAGTGCTGATAAAGTTGAAACAAATAATCTGTTGTCAATTAACACAATTGCTCATTTCATTGATGCAAATGTGGCTGAGATAGATGAAATCACTTCACTTTCAATTTCAACAGCAAATGCTGTAATTGATGAAGGTATCATCAAGAATGTTTATATTGATAATGCTGAGATTCATAATTCAACAATTTATAATTCTCAAATTATTGAAGAATCAACCGCAGAGCAATTGACATCAAACAATGCTGTAATCAATCGAGCAACAATCAATGATGCTCATGCGAGTTATCTAACATCAAACAATGCTACATTATATGAAGCTCATATTGAAAATGCTACAGCAAATAGTTTGACATCAAACAACGCCTTGTTATATGATGCAACGACCTACAACTCAACATTTAATGATTCAATAATTCGTGGTCAATTTGTTCCTGGTGTGTCTGGTGGATTTGACCTCGGTTCAGCAAGTCAAAGATTCAAAGATTTGTATGTCGCCAATAGTGTTCAAATTGATAACGCAATCTTTAGCGTAACACCTGAAGGTAAAATCAAGTTCAATGTTGCTCTTGCTGATTATCATACAAAAGATAATGCTGACGTTCAGATTGTCACACAAACAGCCGTTGTTGGTAGCACATTCTCGGGTAATGTTGTTGCGAACACAATCACAGTCCATTCGGGTGCGATTGCAAATGTTGAAATTCGAAATGCTGATATCTATAATTCACGAATTTATGATACTCAAATTGTTGAAGAAACAAGTGCCAATAACTTAGTTTCAAACAATGCGACTCTGAACTACGCAACAATTTTCAATGCGGATGCCGAGAACATTCATTCAGTGAATGCTACACTGGATAATGTGACAATTCATGGTGGAACTGCAAACAATATAACATCAAATAATGCGACTCTACATGATGCTACAATCACGAATGTTGAAATCACAAATGTTGGATTTGATGGAACATTTGTTCCGCTGACACATGATACAGTAGACCTCGGAACACTCACAGAAGCTTTCCGAAATGTGTTCGCAAAAGATTTGAATCTTTCGAATTCAGTAACTGTTCCAAATGCAACAATTACCACAGCCAATATTACAAATTCAACTGTTGGTTTTGAAGATGTTACTCTTGCTCACTTGTTGACTGCAAATGTCACGCAAGCAAATATCACAACAAGTAACACTGTCACCGCTCATATTGACTTTGCTTATATTGATCGTGGTAATACAAACATTCATGAAATCGGCACATTGAATGCGGGAATCGCAATTGTTGAAAATCATACAGCAAATAATCTGACCGCAACAAACGTTCAGTTTAGTGATATGATCAAGTTGAATTCGACTGAAATCTCAGTCAATGTAGATGGTGAAATTGTTCTGAACAGAGAGATGGTTGACTATACTCGTTCAACAGGTGGTAAGTTCTATGTGCCTGAGATTCGAGCAAACAATTTGTTCTCTGATGTTCACACATCTACAGATTCAAACATCACCACAGCAGTTATTACTACGGCAAATGTGACCACATTGAATGCCGAAACATCAAATCTGGAAGATACATTCGCAAACAATGTGAATGTGACCACACTCGATGCTGAAACATCTTATCTACAAGATACGTTTGTCACAAATGCTGAAATTCAAGACGCAAATGTTCAAAGTATTGATGTTCACTCTGGTAACTTAACAGATGTTGTAGTTCAAGATAGTCGCATTGAAAACACAAATGCGAATCTTGTTCATATGAATGTTGATACAGCAATCATGGGAACAGTTGACATTGATTATTTGACAACAAACAACACAACATTAAACTTTGCGACAATCAATGGAGGTGTCATCACCGGTTCTGTCTTGAACGGTGTGACATTGACTGGTGGTGCTGGACGAATCAAATACTTCCACTTCATTGAAACAACATCCGAAGATATGACCGCCAACAACACAACGTTGAATGGTGGTCAAATGAACAACTTCGGAATTGAATTGACAACAATTGCCAATTCAGCACTGAATGATTCAACAGCATCAAATGTCAGTTTGACGAATAGTGATTTGAAAGATTCTCATATTCATGATGCGACAATCACAGGACATTTAGTTCCAACTGGAAATGAATTGTATGACCTTGGAACATCTGGAATGAGATTCCGAGACCTTTACTTGAGTGGTAATTCCGCTCACATCGGAGCAGGAACAATCAAAGTTCGTGATGCTGCTGGAACATTTGAACTTTCAAGACTGTTTGGTGATGACTTCTTTATTCGCAAGATTGAAGCTGATTTGTTTGAAGCAAACACTGTTGGTCTTGAATTGGCAAATATTGCCTTCACAAACATCGACACAGAAGAAGTAGCAAATTCACATATTGAAAATCTCACAGTTGATAGTGAAGAAGTTGTCAATTCAATCATTGAACATCTAACTGTAACAACAGATGCAATTGTTGAGTATGCCACAATTCATAATGGTCAAACAACAAATGTAATTGCTTCAAATACTCATCTAACAGTTGGAACAATCACTGACTTTGAAATTTACGATTCATATGCCAACAACACAATGGCAGAGAATACAGAGTTAGTGAAAGGAACAATTGAAGATTTCTATATTGGTAACACAAGTATAAGAAACATCACAGCAGCAAACACACATACAGTTGTTGGTACTGTTGATGATTTCGACATGTATAATTCAAGAGCAAACAACTTCACCATCACGCATACCGAGATGAATGATTCAGATTTGAATCGTGCTGAAATCTTTGATTCATATGCGAATAACTTGATGGCTGAAAATGTTGAACTTGAAAAAGGAACAATTGAGAATTTTGTCATTGCGAATTCAATAATCAAATTAATTCAAGCAAACAATGTTGAATTGAATCATGGTTCTCTCTATGATTTTGACATTCGAAATTCAAGAATTTTTGACACACAAATTGTTGAAGAAACAAGTGCGAACAGTTTGATTTCAAACAACGCAACTTTGACCAGCGCAACAATTTATGAATCAACCACTCATAACGCAACCATCTATAATGCTGTAGCAAACAGTCTAACTTCAAATAATGCTACACTTCACACTGGTAAAATTCATGATAGTGACATCTATGATTCACGAATTCATAATTCAACAATCATTGATTCGCAAATTATCAATGAATCTTATGCTGATAGTTTGACATCAAACAATGCGACTTTACATGTTGCAACAATTCATGATTCAACAACACATAATGCAAAAATTCATAATGCAGTTGCGAACAACTTGACATCGAATAATGCAACTCTACGAACAGCAAACATTTCTGATTCTGAAATTGTCACAACAGATTTGTATAACAGCACATTTAACAATGGTGACTTATCAAATGTAGATGCTGTTGATTTGCGAGTGAACGATTTTGCCGCAACTAATTCAACATTACTCGATGGTTATGCGAACAACTTCCAGATTGATAATTCAACCGCAAATAATATGACCTTGAATGATGCGACCTTGAAAAATGCGAAGTTGCTCGGAACAATTATTCATAACTTGACCGCAACTGCCGCAAGTTTGGATAATTCAAGTGCGAATAATATGAGCATTGTATTGAGTTCATTCTCAAACAGCACAATTGAAGCCAGTGAAGCAAACAATACGTTGATCACAAATTCAACAGCAAACACATTGACTGTGAATGATGGAACATTAGTCTCTGGAACAGCAACAGATTATACAATCTCTGAATCACATCTAGAAAATGTGACCGCAAATGCTCTGTTCATTGATTATACAACTGCTAACACTGCTGTAATTGAATATGCTGACATTGTTCTGTCTGAAACAGAAACAGCAAATATTGTTCTTGCTCATATCACAGATGAATATGTTGCAAATAGCTTTGTGAATTATTCTGAAATTGAAACACTTGAAGCAAACAATGTTCTCTTCACAACATTGACTGTGAGTGGTGTCTCCGAACTTGAAACATTGAATTCAAATAATTCAACACTGACAAATTCAACAATCACATCCTTGACAGTCACTGAAGATGCTACAGTCAACTACGCCAGCATCGACACAATGGATGTGGATGTTCGTTCAAACACTGTTTATGCCTACATTCAAGATTCACAGATTGACCTAACAACAATTAGTGATGCGACAATTATAAAAGAAATTGTCACCGAATCTGATATCAACACCTTGAGAGCAGTGAATACTGAATTGACTGGTGTTTCTGAAATAGCAAATACATTTATCACAAAAGCATCAATTGAAAATGAAATTGTTGCGAATTCATTCATTGAAGATTTGACTTCGAATAATGTAACCGCAAACACTTTAATTATTGAAACTGGTGATTTTGACCAAGTTGACATTCGTTTGTTGACGGCATCTCAATATTCAGAACTCAACAATGTCAAAGTGATCACTGGAAATGCTGATGTGTTCACAATCACTGATGCTACTTTAACTGATGTTGAAATTGCCGATGGTGAAGTCACTGGAACATTTGATGTCAACATGTTGATTGGAAATCAAGTCACTCTCGAAACAACAACAGCAAACAATGTTACCGCCAATACAGTGAATGTTGGTGTTCTGACAAGTAATAATGCTCTGTTGACAAATTCAATGTTTGTTGATTCTGAATTAACACATTCAACTGTCAATAATTCAGTTGTCATTAACACAAACATCTATTCAACAGAAATTCATGATTCATTTGCGAACAACTTTATCGCAAATAACTGCACATTCAACTTCGGTGAAATCAATCAAGCAAATTTGAATTCAGTAATCATTGATGGTGCGGTAATTAAGTCTGCTGTCTTTGATGGTGGTCAGGGAGCAATTCGCAACTATGAAATCTATGATTCATACGCAAACAACATTGTCTTGGATGAATCATGGATGAACAGACCAATCTTGAATGCTCCAATCATCATCGGTGGTCAAATTCAAGGGGCGAATGGAACACTTGAGTTCTTTGAATTAGAGAGTACAAATGCGAACAATATGTTTGTTCAATCATCTGAGATAGTGACCAGCCATATTGAAAACAGCACAGCAAATGCTTTGACAGTCACAAACAGCACAGCAAATAATTTGACTGTCACTCATTCAACCCTACAAGATGTTTCAATTGAGAATGTTGCTCTTGAGAATGCGAACGCAAACAATATCGTTCTCTACAACTCAATCATCAACGGCTCCACCTTCAATAACATTGAGTTGAATAATGTGCGAATCACTGGTTTCCTCATCAATGATGCTGTGACATCAACGGGTGGTGAATTGACCGGTGGTAGCGGTTCTGGCGGTTCTGGAAGCACTTCTGAGACAGGTGCGTTGGGTGAAGACTACTTCTACGATGGTGGCTTGCTCATCGGCATCACTATCAAAGATGGCTACGCAAACAATCTGACATCGAACAATGCCGAGTTGAACTTCTGTACATTCCAAGATGGACATCTCCAGCGTTCAACCGCAAACAATATGACCTTGAATCATGGTTCATTGTATGACTTCGACATCTATAATTCAAGAATTCATGAGACACAAATTGTTCAAGATTCAACAGCAGAAAATTTAATCTCAAACAATGCGATTCTAACAAACGCAACTGCTGAGAATTTGACCAGCGCAAATGCGACCATTTCTTTTGCGACTATTCTGAATGGTGTTGCTTCGAATCTGATTAGTAACAATGCTACATTGAACATTGGAGCATTCTTTGATTCGAGTGCAAACAACTTGACATCAAACAATTCTACATTCTTGAATGGTTTGATTGATGAATCTGACATTGAGAATTCAGCAGCCAACAATTTGTTTGTTGAAAACTCCACAATCATGTTGTCAACTTTGGATTCAGTTGAAGTCAAGAATTCACAAGCAAACAATCTGACTGCAAACAATTCAACTGTGAAGAACAGTGTTGTGATCGATTCAATGATTGAATCTTCTGAGATCGCAAACAACGTGATGAAGACGTCTGAGATCCTGGATTCAACAGCAAATAATTTGACCGCAAATAATTCAACAGTGCTTCATTCGAATATAATTGATTCAAGTGCGAATAATCTTTCCATTGTTGAATCAGTATTCACTGATGTTGTGATGAATGATTCAAGTGGAAACAATGTCACATTGACACATTCAACCTTTGAAGCATCGGAGATTAACAATTCAACATCTTTCAATTTGACTCTAAACAATGCGACCTTGAATCTCGCAGATATGGAAGGTGGAACTGCTAACGCATTCGTCACCAACAATTCAACATTCTTGAATTCAACACTGACAAGCGGAGCAATCTCTGAATTTGAAATCACTGATTCATATGCAAACAATGTGACCGCAAATAATACAACATTGAATCATGGCTGGATTGAAGACTTCACAATTGCCAATTCAACCTTTGATAATATTTCAATTGATAATGTTTCCATTTCAATGGCGACAATTACAGATTCTGAATTGTCAAACACATACTCAAATGGCATGGTTCTTGATAGTGCGATTCTGAATGGAGCAATTCTAAATGGCGCACTCATCAATGGTATCACATTGACTGGTAATGGTGATGCTGTAATTTCTGAGTTTGAAATCTGGAATTCAAATCTACACAATGTTAATCTGATTGGTGGAACACTCGAATCATTCAACTTAGCAAACACTGTTGTTGATATTGACTATCTTGAGAATTCACAGTTGTTCACTTCAGTTGTTGAAAGTTCTCACGTCGCAAACTCAACATTTGCGAATTCAACCATGTCTCTTGTGAATTTGACAGACGTTACCGCTAATGTTGTCACAATGACAAATGCGAATGTTTCCATGTCTCATATTGAGGGAAGCACTGCAAACAATCTGACAATTACACAATCAACATTGGCTGATTCTGAATTGACAAACATCAGTATTCATAATCTAACAATCACTGGTGTATTGACAAATAATGCCTCAGCGATTGAAGGATATTCAATTCTTCATAGTGATATTCAAGATGGTAACGCAAATAACTTAGCGATTTTGGATTCAACTTTCACAGATGGTCAGATTGCAAATGCTACAGCAAATGTCTTCAGTGCCAATAATGTGACAATGAATCATGGTGCTTTGTATGACTTTGACATTTACAACTCACGCATTCATGAAACTCAAATTGTCAATGATTCAGAAGCTGAGAACTTGCTGTCAAACAATGCGATTCTGACAAATGCGACTGCCGAAAACTTCACCGCAAATAATGCGCTCATCAAGTTGGCAACAATTGAGAATGCAGTGATCACGGATGCAGTTGCGAATAACTTGACAAGTAATAATGCGACATTGAATGATCCAACAATTGTGGATATGACTGCTGAAAATGGTATTCTACAAGCACCAACAATCACGAATGGTATTCTATATTCACCAACGATTGAAAATGCTGAAATTACACGTACGAATACAGCCTATGCGAACAATGAGCATACATCTTCAAATACAGCAATCATTCAACATTTGACTGCAAGCAATGCTTCAATCGAAAACGCAAGTATTGGTAATACAAGTCTCTATGAAATCACAATTGAATCTGTTCATTCTGCTAACGCATCAATTGATGTTCTTGTAGCAAATAGTTCTACATTCAATGTTGCTACAACATATGATTTCATCATGTATGATACAACAATGTATGATACAACAATGGATAATACGCACATCACAAGTGCGAATGTGATTAACTTGAAAGCAACAACAGTTGAACTTGAGAATGTAACAGCAAATAACGGTGTGGCAAATAACTTCACCTTGAATCATGTTTATCTGAATCATGCCACAGCAAATAACTTCACTATTGAAAATGTTTCTCTTTCCAACACAAAGATGGAACATGTTGAATTGGAAGGAACATACGCAAACAACATGGTGATTGACAATGTAATTTTGAATAGCGCAATTCTAAATGGTGCGTTTATCAATGGAATTACATTGAGTGGAAATGGAGCAACAGCCGTAATTGCTGAATTTGAAATCTGGAATTCAAATGCGAATAACTTGATAATTGAATCTTCAAGTATTGAAAATACATCATTAGCAAATGGCACAATGCAAGATTATCAAATCTATGCTTCACATTTACATAATTCATATGCTGATTATTTCTCAGCAAACAATGTAACAATTGATGGTGGTGTGATTCGCAATGTCACATTTGATGGACTTGCCATTTCTGAATTACGTGATGGTTTGTTGATTGATAGTGATATTCAAGATTCAACAGCAAATAATCTAACAGCAAATAATTCGACATTGAATACTGGTAAAATGCATGATTATGAAATCTTTGTTTCAACAATCAAAAATAGTGAAATGTTTGATTCATTTGCGAATAACTTCACGGCAAATTCATCAACAATAAATAATTCAAGTATTTACGATAGCGAATTCTTTGACACAATCCTTGACTGTGGAACTTTCTGATGTATTTTTCGAAACAATTACTTGAATTAGCAAACTCTATTGTCAACGTAGAGGTTCGTTATAACACCTACGTTGGCAATCCTAGAGAAGTTGTTCCGCTTGAAAATATGAATCAAGCGGTAGAACTTATGATGAAAAATAATAAAAAAACAAAATCAAAAGAAGAGGTTGCTGAAGAACTTAAAAACCTTTCCGCAATTTCAGTTGCAGTAAATAAGCAGACTAAAAAAACATCAGCAATGGTCACATTGAAAAAACAAAAAGATGAAGTGAAGAAACAAATCTTTGAGAAGGCTGGTATTCCTGACTTAGCTGAAGAATATATATTTGAATTGGGAAACATCGAAGTTGCTCAAGAAGAAAGAGGAAAAGGATTGGCTCATCATCTAGTGAATCGTTTATTAGGTATACGCCGTTCAAGGGCACAAACAATTTATTGCTCAACAGAGAGTGAAGAAATTGCAAACATGCTGATGGGTTTTCGTTTTGAACGTTTAGGAGAGAATGAAGGTAAACCATTTTTATTAGGACTTACGTGATATTATTAAATGAAGATGAGAATGATGTCGAAGAAACTGAAGGTGAAGAACAACCAGAGAAACAGAAAGACCTAAGGTCAATTGATCAACAAACAAATGATATTATTAAAAGTGATAGTCAGACAAAAAGAAATTTAGGTGATACAAAGAAATGGTTTCGTGAGAAAATTAATCAGGTATTATATCCCACAATGCGAGTGATGGGAGTTCGTGAAAGACCGAACAGTTTCTATCACCAAAATAAAGAACATCACATTTTTCGTGGATCTCAAATACGACCAGGTTCTTTATACTGCTGGTTCTATGATCCAAAATACAAGAGGACATTACCCTACTATGATGCGTTTCCTGTTGCTTTTGTATTGTCTATGTACAATAACGGTTTTCTTGGTATCAACTTACATTATCTACCTCTTCGTGCAAGGGCTACTCTCTTGACACGATTGTTGGATAATATGATGCGTAAAACTTCCTATGGTAGTCATTTGGATTTACAATACCGCACTCTACAAGCAGCATCACAATATCGTGAAGTGATGCCCTGTATCAAAAGATATTTGATTTCAAATGTTCGTGGTCAAATGATTGAGATTCCACCAGAAGAATGGATTCGCACAATCTTTTTACCACTCGAAAGTTTTCAAAAGAGAAGTTCTGGAGCAGTTTGGTCCGACTCTTTACGCAAGGCAAGACAATCAGGGTTTCGTAGGAGAATAAGGTAATGGCACTAGACGCAGGAAGGTCAGGAGGTGGAGGAGTAACATATCAACCGACCAATGTTTGGAAAGATAAACCAAACCAAGCAACAATAGTTGATATGATGAAGATGATTTCAGGTCTTCATCAATTATCAAAATTTTATTTTCATATTGATTATACACGACCAAACAATGTAAAGCTTTTACATGATCAATATTCTACAAGTGATTATAAGTCAGATATTGAACGAATGTTTTTCTATTCAGAAAATATCACAATACCAAATCGTGGAATCAATACTGAAGCTCATACCTACGCAAATGGTTTTCGATTTGAATCACCTGCGGGAACAAGTTATGGTGATGGTGATATTTCAATCTCAATGCACTTAGATAAAAATTATATTTTTCATGAATTTTTTATGAATTGGATGGATCTAATTCATAATCGAAATACTGGATATTTTTCATTTCATAACACCTATGTTGCGGATATTGAAATATATCAACTAAATGCTTTTGGAGTTGATGTATCAAATAGTCGATACGCTAGTCAAGTGTTTGCTAATTTAATTGCAACTGAGGGAAAAAACTTTTGGGTTTATAAAGTAAAATTATCAAATTGTTATCCTAAATCAGTTTCAGCAATTGAATTTAATCATTCAGCAAGAGAAGAAAGAAGTAAAATAAATGTTGGTTTTACTTATGAAAAAATTGAATATGAAAGAAATACTGGACGAACGGCTCCTGTTCCATTAGGAACAGCAGTTTTTGCCGGGTCTGTTCCTAATAACCTTATTTTGCCTAATATGACTGCGGAAGCACCCATGCAGGAAGACTTCCTTCCCGATCTTGTACCCGATGCAAACACAACACTTAAAGGTTTTTATACGTTTGAGGACGATGATGAACTTCGTGGGATTAGTCAAGCGGAAGTAATGGCAGCAGAAGCAAGAAGAATAGAAGCAGTGAAAGAACAAGAAAAACAAAGAGTGTTACGAGAGGTAGGTGGTTTGGTTACAAGAGCAGCAATAGTTGTACATGAGGAAAGAATGGATCAAGCACTTGGTAATGGCACTACCTTCTTACAGAAAAATTTATCAGATATCTATGGTGTTACTTCTCCGAATCCCAATTATCAAGATGAAGGTACACAAGAAGATTCCTTGAGAGAATCTGAATCGGAAGCATTTCGTAGAATATATGAAAAATTAGGTCTTGAGGAGCCTTCATTTATGCCAGGTCAAGATGGTTACCTGACGGAAACTGTAGGTGATGAGGATATTTTAGGTGAAGGTGGTGACTCCGTGAAAACTCCTATTGATGAATTAAGAAATAAACTTGTAGATGACCTGTTACTAAAAACAACTCCAGAAAAACTTAAAGAAGCATTGTCAGGAGATGGTGTAAGAGGTGATGTATCAATTTCACGGAATTCTGTCTTTAGTATTGCTAAAGGTGGTGAAGACCTTATTGAAGTTGATCGTGTATATTCTAGTGATGTTGATCCTAATGAACGAGGACAACACATTTACTATACAGATAAAAAAAATGGTAAAGAAGTAAATGTTATAATCCCCATTGAAGAAGGAGTCTTAGGATTAGACCGTCAAGGTGATGCGGCCCTTTATGAAGATATGCAAAAAGGTGTTCGTCAAAAAAATGTATGGCATGGTTTTCTTGAAGACTTCGAAGCACAAAGAATTCAAAAGTTAAATGATGTTAAACAATATCATGAATCAGCACAGGAGAAAATACTTGAACAATCCGGTGTAGATTCTCCTGAAGAAATTCAAAATCCGGTGATGAAAGCAGTTTATGACCGTCTCGACTATCCTGAAGAATTGACAATAGACCAAGTAAACACAATTGATCATGTTGCAAAACAAGAGCTTGGTGTGAGTATCATGGAGCCGGACGCTATTTCAGAATTAGCACATGATACAACGCCACCACTTGAACCTGTTGTTCAACCTATGACACAAGAAGAATTCTATGCGGCTGCTGAAAGAGAAGCAACAAAAATAGATAATAGTGGTCTATATTTGGATGAAAATCAAGATTTTTATCGAAACCAGCTTGATGAAAAACTCCTGAACGCTATAAGTGTAGACCAGGCGAAAAAGCAAAAGTTAGAACAAAAACTAAAACTTACGAATACACCTATACGAAATGAAGTGAGAAAAGAATTAGAAGAAATTGCTAAAATTCGTCCTTTAACAGATGGAGAACAGGCTACACTCGACGTAGCAAATAATCCTACTATGCCAGATACTACAGTAACTTACTTTAGAGATCAATATAAACATGAAAATGCAGAACAATTAGATGATTTTTATTTAACACCTGGAGCTGATGGTAAAACTAAACAAGGTCCTTATTCAGAAACTGTTCAGGATTTTTATTATCCAGAGCGTTATCCAAATCCACTCACATTACAAGAATACTTAGAAGAACAGGGAACTCCAACACGAACTACAGGTCCATTAAAAAATGCTGCATCAAATGTAACTGGACAAGCAAGCGCCAAAGTGATGGTAATGATGGCGGAAAAATATGGTTCAAAAGATGCTCAAGGTAACTTAACTTTGTCGGGAATTGGACCAGAAATACAAGAAGATTTAATATTACTTCAGTTAGGAAATCCCACTTGGAGTCAAATTATAGAATTAGAAAAAAAACATTCAAACTAATTTGTTTATGAAAGGAGATTATGATTTTACCAAAGTTGAATACAATTACTTATCGATTGAAATTGCCATCGAATGATAAAGAAATTGTTTATCGACCCTTCACGGTTGAAGAAGAAAAGATTTTATTGACTGCTCAAGAATCGGCAGGAAGTACTGATATCTTAGATGCGATGAGACAAATTATTAACAATTGTGTTCAAACACCAATTGATGTGATGAAACTTCCAACCTTTGATATTGAATATTTCTTTTTAAATATTCGAGCAAAATCAACGGGTGAAGAAATTGAATTGATTGTTCGGCATCCAAATGCGGTGAACAAAAAACAAGAACCTTGTGAACATGCTGAAAATGTCAAGATTAACATTGAATCAATCAAAGTCGAAAAGAAAGAAGGTCAAACAAATAAATTTCAATTAGATGAAAATGTTGGTGTCATTCTAAGATATCCAACAATTGAAACATTAGCGATTGAAAATGTAAATGATTTTGATTCATTCTTAAAGATTATTGCTTATTCGATTGATTCAATTTATGACAATGAAAATACATATCAAGCTGAAGATTGTTCAGAAAAAGAATTGATGGATTTTGTAATGAGTATGAATCAAAAACAAATTGCAATGTTACAAGAGTTCTTTGAGAACATGCCCATACTTAAACATGAGATTCATTATGTTTGTTCAGGATGTGGAACAAAAGAATCGGTAACAGTTCAAGGGTTTCAAAATTTTTTTTTATAGCCATGAGTAATGATTCCTTGATGAATCATTACACTTTGAATTTTGAATTGATGTATCATCATAGTTTTTCATTGACTGAATTAAATAATATGCTACCTTATGAAAGATCAATTTATGTAGATTTACTTAACGGGTATCTTGAGAAAAAACATTTAGAAGAACAACAAAGACAAAATGCCAGAAATACCTAATCTTGGCAATTCAAATGCCATCAAAAACGAATTAGATGAAACAAATCATCATTTAACTGATATATCAAGTTTAGTTTCAAGCTTGATTGGTCAGCTTCGTGAAAACTTTATGGTAACAGCAAAAGTTCTTGCTGAAAAGAAAGATGAAGAATCGGTATCCGTTCAAAAAAGAGAACGAGAGATTATGAATCGCCTTTCGTTTTCAAATCTAAATGTAGATACTCGCAGTTTTGTTTCTCCTAATACCTCAAAAAATACACAATCTTTATTCAATCTTTCTGTAAAAGGTGTTCTTGGTGATACACTGAATGATATGAAAGAGCAAACTGTTCAGAAAGTACGTGAGTTTGCTCCGATAAGATATGGTATGAGAGCAAAAAATGCTATTGATGTTTTGCGTGGAAAAAAACCAACTTATAATGAAAATAACTATCAAACAAATCCCAATCGTGAACTCTCACAAAAAGAACTTCAAGAAAAAAGAGAAAAGGATAAAGACCAAAATACAATCATTGACATATTGAAAAAGATTCATGAAACACTCACTGGTAAAAAGGAAGAAAAAAAGAAAGATGATTTACCAATGGGAAGTGGAGGAAATTCACTCTTAGATATGATTTTACAAGGTGGTATTACTGCTGGTTTTATGCGGGCATTACAGTCTGGTATGTTAGCAAAATTAGGACCGACAGTTCTTGCCGGCACACTTGCTGCCGCAGGAGCAGCACTTGCCACCGCTTTTGTTACTGCAATTGTTGGTGTTGGTGCGGATGCGATTTGGAGTTATTTGAAATCTTCAGACAAATGGGATGCTTCAAAAACAGGTAAAATAGTGGGTGCGATTGTAAGTGGTGATGGAGGAATTCTTTCTTATGCCTCAAGAATGTTTGCGGGTATGGCAGCTGGTGGTTGGGCTGGCGCAAAACTTGGAGCAATGGCAGGTTCTTTTTTAGGTCCAGGAGGATCAATCATAGGATCAATTGCGGGTATCCTTATAGGTGGTGCTGTTGGTATTGGTTTAGCAGCAATTGGTGGTGAAACTGTGGCACAAACAATAGACCGCATGGGAGAAGTTATTTCTTCATGGTGGGAAGATATAATGAGTTTCTTGTTTGGTGAACAGGGCAAATCAATCAAAGATAAAAATAACTCTCGAGTAAAAGGATTTGTTCCAATTAATGATCAAGAGGTATCAGATAGTAATGATGTTAGAGTAGATAGTCAACTTGACATCGAAGCAAAGAAAGATGCTTCAAAAGTAAAGGGAATTGTAATTGAACGGACAGGTCGTGATGCGGAAGGAGCCGCTCAAACTGATGAACAAGTTCAAGCTATACAGGAAAATAATCTAAAAGTTTCGGAAGCAAAACAATTAGCTAATGTTACTCGCAATGATCAAACCGCTTCTTCATTCGATAGAGATTTCACGGCTCTTAGTGAAAATCTTGCGATTACGAATCGTGACTATGAAATTGCTGACCAGCAACTTACAAATTTAGATACTACCCGAGAAGAAGCTCTTCGAAAAGCACAAGAGGAGGGGTTGCAAGCGTTGAATAAAGCCATTGCAGAAGTCCCACCTACTACACCAGAAAATATAATGCTAAGAGAGCAAACAACAAAAAAACTCAATGATGAAATGAATGCGAAGATAGAAAAAATTGAATTAAATTATGACGAAACTGAAAAGGAATTGGAAAGGAAATTAGAAGAATACGAAGAAGAAAAATTAGACATTGAAAGAAGAATGCGAGAAGTTGAAATCGAATCTTATGAAGCAGATAGTCCATTCAGTCTGAAACCTATAAAAGATGGAATTTCATGGCTTACTGAAAAAGCTACAGGATTCTTTCGTGATAAAGATGGTGAACTTGCTCCTTTACCAGAAGTTAAGACAGATACTCCGAAGATAACGCAAGAACAAAAACAAGATTTCGAATCATATGAGCAAAATCTGAATAAATTTGTTGGATTTCAAGAAGGGTTCTTACATACTGCAAAAGCAGAAGTAGATGAAAATAATAAGCCTGTTTATCGTGATGATGGTACTCGTTCTTATGCAATTGGTCGTGGTATGACAAGAGTGATTGATCCTGAAACACAAAAGGAAAGAAATGTTAGAGCAAGTGATACAATGGAATATTTGTTTCCAAAAAGAATGGGTGAGGCTGAAGAGAAATATCAAAAAAGGTTACTTGCTCAAGGTGACCAACAAATGAAAGAAACCCTTCGAACTTATCATGCGGAACTTTCAAATAGTGATGTAATTATTGAAGGAACAACAAAACCTTTGGGTGTAATATTCAATGAGATTGATTCACCTGTTCGTAAGATGGCGCTTTTAGATATGTATTATCAAATGGGCGGTAAACGATTTAAAACATTTGAAGATACAATTGAATTGATTGAAAAAGCAAATGAAATTACAGAACCGATTGCAAAACAAAACGCTTGGGTAGAAGTTGCGGAGGAAGCAAAAGATTCTGACTGGTATCGGCAAACACGAAATCGTGCTGAGAATGTTCTGAATGCTCTTCGTGATGGAAATCAATTATCTCATCCAAAACAAAAAGATGCAATCTATCGTGTAAATGTACATGACCAGAATATATCACAATTTGATGACCGCCTCGAAGGTGCGCCAGGAGCAGAAGGAAGGATGATATATCAACCAGAAAAAATAGCAGTTGGTGATTATCGTGGTATTGAAAACAATCCTGAAGTTGTGATACCGATGAATGCTTTAGAGGATAGGGTTCTTCAGACTGTGAAGAAAATGTCTGAGATTAAAGACCAGATGAGTGAAAGAAGTCAATCAGTTCAAGCAATGGCATTTGAAATCAAAACAAAGAAACTGATTGAAAATGTTCAAAAAATTGAAACAAGAATTCGTCAGAAAGATGACCTGAAAGAATATGGAAGAATGATACAAACACCTGCTGTCAACACACAACTTGTTGACAATTCAAGCACAGTTTCAAATCATCAAAGTGTATTGGTTGACCGTTCACCTTCAAATCAACATAATCCATTTTTAATGCCATTGACTTAATTTTGCTTCGACTTTTGAAAGATCCACATTTTCTCGAGCGCAAGTATAAACTTCACCAAAAGTCATTGAAAAATCATTTCTCAACTGAGAAAGAATCTCAGGTGGACCGAATGTTAAAGCAAGCACACCACCAATTGACATATACAATATCATTTTGAGCATAATAAATTAATTATAAATGTTTTTTTAAAACATAACCTTCTGGTATAATTGTATTCAATTCTTTTCGATGTCTTCGGCTATCGCAGAGTTTTTTGAAACTTTGGATAACGATGGTGCTTGTTGTGAATTTGAACCACCATGGGAAGAACGCATGGAGTATACCAAGAACACCACCACCAATAAGGATTGAAGAATTAATAAAAGCAAACTTTCCATGTTGCCAGTATGTTTGAGGATTTTCTGTTTCCCGAACATGTTCGGTGAGTTTGTAAAAATAAGATTTGAGCATTTTATTCGGCTAATTTAGTATCGAGTTCTTCTTTTGCGATTGTGAAAAGACCAGTTGAAACTTCTTTGACTTGGTCACGAACTTCATCAAATAATACAGGGTCAACAAATGCGATGGCAAGAAAAGCTCCGATTGCCATCATGAATAAACTTCTAAGCATTTTATGATTCCTTATCGAAAGAAGACGACCCACGTAGGGAATGCCGCTAGTTCTAAGCAATGCCCGTGTTATGTATAATACGTGAGTCATCTTTTATTTATAGATTATAGTAAGCACGAAGATTGATTTCTTTTCGATCAATCACTTCAGTTGGTTCTTTATTTTCGGTAGCCTTTTTAATCATTTTTTCAACAGCGGCTTGTTTTTGAGCAATCACGGCTTTTCGTTTATATGCTCTTCTTTTTTCTTTTCGTGTCATATTTTCCTCATGAATATGGATTTGGAATAATCATATAGTCTTGATCAACAACTACAACTTTACTCTTCTTTGCTTCCTGTGGTGTGAAGAAAGACTTTTCGCCACCATGACCTTTACCCTTTGTCTTATCACCAATCTTATACATCAGTTTGACCGCAAGTTGACTGACTGGTGTGAAGATTATTTTACCTTCTGAATTCAATCGACGCATGACGGTGGGATTAGCATCTTTTTCCATTGAAGTAATAAGACGGGACTTGCTGAAATCACTGACGACTTTTCCTTCTTTGTTGATTTTGTATTCAGTTTCTTTAAGTTTTTCACGAATATCCTTTTCTGGTTTATTTTCCCAATCTTGAATAAATTCTTTCCAGGCTTTTTTCAGTTCAGAGTTTATCATGAGAGCCATTTTTCATCCTCTGATAAAGGTGTACGACGTTCAGCAATCATTTCAGCAAGATATTCAGAAGCAAGTTCTTCCCAGTCTTCTTCAGTGAGATAATCTCTACGGTCAAAAGAATTTTTTTCATATGTCATAATTCTCTCCATTCAGTGCGAGGATATTTTGGTTCTTCAAGCCATTGCACATGCCCACAGTTGTCGCATTGATGCGGATATTGCCAAGGAACTTCTCTTCGTTTAGGATGTCCTTTCTGTACCATCTTTCCTTTTTCACACTCATCACAAATGTATTCAACTAGAACCATTTGAACAGGTCTTTCAACTTTCATATCAAGTCCAATCTTTCTTGTCACCTAACCATTCATTGTAGGCATAACCGGCATGATAAGCTTCGATCTGCTCTGCAGTCATATCAGCTTCGAAGATATGTGTGCCACGAATCTTTGAACCACCTTTCCAGTAATTCGGAGATTCTGGTCGGTAGTAATAATTGTCACAACAACCAACATCAAATGGTGAGCCATGAGATTGATCATACTTGGCTTTCAATTCATCCATCTGCTGATGAGTGGCTCTTGAAAGAACTTGAATTTGCATACTTGCCTCAGTTAAGAGAAAAAGGAGAAACTTCAAACTCAGCAACACGGCTGCGGTCATACTCAAAGTGGCTTCTCTGCTTGAAGTACCACTTTTCGAAAACAGGATTGCCGAATTCATCTTCGTCAATCGCAACATAGGCAACAGTCTTCAGGACTTTGCCGTAACGGAAGCCACTGTCAAGGCAGTGACCGTTGTCAGAGAAATGCGGGGTTGAGACCCAGATTTTGTGGGGAAGCTCGGCTTTATGCTCGGCACCCCAGCCTTCTGTCTCACGATTCTCGGAGTACTCAAAGAGATGACCGTTCTCTTTCTCATCGAAGCGGCCAAGGATTGAAGAATCACCGGTTCGAAAGTAGGTTGAGGTGTCTGCGAATGCCATGAGAATCTCCGAGGGAGTTGTCAGTGAGAGTGCTTGAAGGTCACTTTTGTGAATCGCCCTGTGCTTTCCCAGAATGCTGAGATGTTTCTTGCGGCAACGATTCCTTTGACTTCTGTCACATCAAGCAGTTGTCCGTTTGAGTAGCCGTAGATTGTGAACTTCTTGTTTCGTGCGGTCATGGTCAGTCTCGCTGGGGTTGGGAATCACTCACTCAATGATCAGATCATATCAGACTGGCAGGAAATGTCAAGGGATTTTTTTGCTCAATTCCTTATTTTTTTCGAGAAGGAGCAAAACCATTGTTTGCAATTGGTCGGACAATTCTTGCTCCTTCTTCAGTTTCTCCTTCATTTCCTCCATCGCATCCTTCCAGCCAGCGGTGTAAATCTTGTTGTAGTCAAACTTTTGCTTTGCCATGGTCAGACCTTTGGTGTGGTGTAGATCGAAAGGGCCACATCACCGCAGCACCTCACGATGACTTCTTTGATGTAGTCTCGCAACTCTTGGCTGTTTTCCATGTGACGGCAGAACAAGTCGTGGCTCATCTCAGCCAAGTCGGCTGATTTGTCAAAGATAGCGGGAAGCCAGGCTGCCTGAGCAGGGGTGAGGTTCATCTTGGTGGCAAGGCTCAGGAGTTTTTGTTCACGAAGAAACATAGCGAATCTCATAGGGTTGGTCAATCACTCACTCAATGATCAGATCATATCAGCTTGGTCAGAAATGTCAAGAACTTTTTTAGTGTCCTCCACTTAATTTTCGAAGTTCGTCAAGGAGAACATCGATGTCTATGGGTTTTCCTTTTTGTTCTAATTTACGAATCTCCCCATAAACTTGACTATATTCTAAATTAAATTTGTCTGCAATTTGCTCTACAAATTCTTTTTTGTTTCGAACTGGTCTGCGAGTAGGGCCGTAAACCAGACTCATGTCCTCACCTTCTTTACGATAAAATTCATCTTCGGAATTTACTGAGACCATTTGGTCGTTACCAAAACCTTCAACCACACGATGAATACTTTGAATAAACTCTGAATAACTTTTCATTGATTTCCTTTGATAAAGTAAATGTAATTATTTACTATTTATCAAAAACAGTATTCACTCACATAGTTCTGAGCCAATTCGGCTTTTCGTTTGCGGCCTGCTTCGAAAGCAGCATAGGCGATTGAATGCTTGACATGAGGATTGGCAAAATCTTTGCGACAACCAAGCCAGTAGGCATTGCGGCAGGGTGTGAGCGGCGCCACTTCAGAGGTGTAGATTCTCATGGCTTCTTCAAGTGAAAGATCCATGAATCTCTTCAATGTTTGTTGATACTTACGAACAGACCATGATAAATGCTTTTTCATATTATACTCTTAATAATTTATATACACGTAAATAAAGGCAATAATTGAAGGAACAAAAAACATCAGAAGCATACCGAAAAGAGGTATGAGTGATTCAAGCTTTTTCATCGAGCACTTCTGCTAAATTCTTTTCCATCTCTTCATTCACATCCCAGAAAATCCAGTCACCATTGTTCATCAGAACATAGATGAATTCACAACCATAATGCTCTGTGCTTCGGCTGTAGAGTTCACCTCTTGTCTCACAAATTTCTTTCATTTCGTGATAAGCAACTGATTTTGTTTCAGCAACTGTTTCACCTAAAGAGGAAAAGCCTTGTAAGTCAACGAGGTCTCGTATATTTTCTGAATTGTAATGCTTATGGAGAATTGAACCAACACCTTTAATGTAACCATCCAAGTGGCAGTAGCAACCTGTGTACATGCCGTTTTTCATTTCGTAAGCGATATAACTTCTTGTTCCCATGATACCTCTGTTGTTGGGGAAAGTAAACTCACTCAATGATCAGATCATAGCAGACTGGTCAGAAAAGTCAAGGGATTTTTTCAATTTTTTTAAAAAAATTGAACCATAGATGTAGGGCACAAGAATCAGTAATAGACAAAAAACTTTGAATGCGAGTATATAGTATTTCATAGGTCGTCAAGCTTGAGTTCAACTGTCGAGTTGAAAGGAAGATAATAGTTTCTTTTCTCAAAGCATTGGTCTGGATATTGATTCATTTCACATGAATGACAAGCATCAATTGAAGATTGTGAAGATCCAGATAAATGAGGAATATATCTCATGTTCGAATTCGAATATGTAAAGCATGTATTTTTACATGCTGTTATAGGATATTCATCATAAATGTCAGTGATGTTATACGGCTCAAAATCAACTACACTTTGATATGATTCTGTCAAAGGAAAATATGTATGTTCATCAATTCGTATACATTGAGAAAGGTCTTCCGTTCTCGCAACTTTCTTACGATAACTTTCTCTACCGCATGATGGATATTCATATTTAGGATCTCCTGACATCACACCATCATTACAAACTCGCCAGCGATTATAAGGCGTATCCCAACAATATTCCCAGGGATAATTCTCCTCTTGAGAATAAGCAAGTTCCATCGTACCATGTGGAATTATTTTACCATTCAGATTACATGACGCTTTATCATAAACATCTGGATTTGTTGAGCGATATAATTCAGATACAGATTTACAACTACTTCCACTCCAACCATTTTCTAAATCACCATTAATACATTGTTGTTTTTTACCATTCTCATAACAAAGATAATGACCATTCAGAATAATAAGAGGTTCTTCCATTACGAAATTTTCTTCATTTGGCTGAGCGAAAGAACCGATTGAACATGAACCTGTCAAGTCAGATACAATTTCAATAGGATCTGGCTCGGGTTCTGGTTGTGGATCTGGTTGTGGATCTGGTTGTGGATCTGGTTGTGGATCTGGTTGTGGATCCGGATTCCCCGCTAATAATTCTTGTTCAAGGTTATAAATTGTTTGTTCTTTCGATGCCAAAGTAGTTTCGAGTGTAGTAATTGTTTGAGAATAACTTGAATCTTCAATCAGAACAGTTTCTGTAATCACTACAGTCTTAGGTGGTATCTCTTCTTTTTCCATTTTTGATGGATCTACCCATAATATATTCTCATGACTTTCCATTTTTTGATTTGCAAAATTTTGAGCATCTTCACGATTTGAAAAATTATTTGGCATTGTTTTAGGAGTGCAAGGTATATCACTGTATAAGTTACATTCTGATGTGGGAATTGCATAAACATGCCAATTTTCTAATTCAACTTCAGGTTCTTTGCAATTCGACATAAGAAAACATATTGAAAGAATCATAAAAATTCTCATTGCTCAAACTCCAATGAAAAGGTTTCCTTTGGATCAATCTTTTGATAATAACGAAAAACATAGAATTGATCTTTTGGATAAAAACATTGCTCTGAATAATTTGACATCTCACATTCATAACAAGAACTTCTTGTCTCACGATCCACATCCGTGAAATAAGTTGGATTACTTTCAGGTAATAAACTACCAAAATAACCTCTTCTGTCAAAACATACACTTTTGCAATGACTCATCTCAGATGGATAATTATGAGTATTCATTTCATTGTATTTTGTAATCGCTGGGCAACTAACCTGTCTTGACAAACGTGAATCACTAGGTATATTCCCTACACCACAATCATCAAATCGATACGTTGAATCACCAGATAAAGACCCATCAACACATTGACGAACAATACTTTTTTGAAAACAAGTGTAAGGTTCATTTGATTTTTGATAAGCTACAATGGATTCACCATGTAAAACTGTTGTTACACCTGAAGAAGCATATTCATATGAAGAATCTGTATTTGCTTTTGATAAGGTACAATTTCTTGGTTGTTCTACTCGACAGCTTGAATAAACAGCAGAAGAGTTACCATAAAGAATGCCTTGACTACATGTTCGAATATTTGATATAGGACACATTTCATTCCAAGCAACTAAATTTGTTGTGTAAAATTCAGCAGATTCACCATCTTCCAAACGAACACCACTCAAAGAACAACTTTTCATTGAAACTAGTTGTGATTCAAGAGATGTAATAATCTGGTCCTTTTGACCAATTTGTGATTCAAGAGAATCAATTTGACTTTGTTGTTCAGGTGTAAAAGAAACAACTTCTTCTGTTTCATATACATAAATCACTTGCTGTTCATCTGGTGAAGTCCAGTTGTCAGGTCGCCACATTTTGTTCAACCAATGATCGTATTCATTTTGAGCAGCATTTTCAGCATCAATTTTCGAATCGTATTTTCCCCAATAAGTTGGTTGTTTTGTGGTTGAACCTTGATTATACATGTGATATTCAGCAGAACGATTTGAAATCACTGTATAATATTCAATTGAAGGATCTTCAGGATTTACATTACAACCAACTGTCAAAATACAAAGAAGAAATATTTTGACCTTTAGCATTTTTTCACCTCATAAAAAATATAATAACCATGGATTCATTGTTACATATAATACACCTACCGCAGCACCAGCATATAAAGTATAGCGAACTTTTTCTTGTGGTGTTAAACTAAAAGATTCTTTTTCACGAAACTCTTTGTATTTGTTTTTAAAATTATCAAAAGAAGCTTTTTCTGGATTTCTTCCTATACGAATAGAAGGTTCAGATTCTGGTAATTGTATTTCGTTATTTGAATAAGAAGTTGAAGAATTTGTTCGAAATTTAATTTCTTGATTCACCACTTTCACCTTTACGGTAAATCGCCATTCTTGATTCCACATCCAACTATTTTCATGACGTGTCTCTTCTTTAATAATTGTCACATCAGAAACTTTAATTGTTGTTGGATCAATTTCAACACGATTGAAATTTTGTGTAGAAAGTTGACCTCTTTCATTTTCTAAATCTTGTGTGAAACCAGAAATTCTTGCGGCAGTTGTTTCCGCATAATTTCTTTGAGCCTCTCGAATAGCATTTCGTTTTGCTTCTTCACGATGATCAATCCAACGACCTTGACTTGTGACGAACGTAGAATCACCACGAATCACATTTTCTTTGGCGTTTGGTAATAACGAATCTTTAAAATCTGAAAAAGTATCCGAGTAGGCGAAGGGGGATGAAAATAATATAAAAATAAATACAATAAAATGAATAATATACATGTCACCTCATAGAAATAAACCCGCAAAAAGCGGGTTTGTTAATCAGAGACTTGATTTAAAAGTATCATAATCAGTAACACCTCCAGCAACTGGTTTTTTCTCTGAGTTATCTGTCTGCTGTGGTTTATATTGTTTGAGTGTATGTGTGTCATAAACTACGAGAACATGAACACGCCCATCTGTATCATAGTAAGTTCCAATTGGCCTAGTTTGTCGAATAAAGACACCATTTAACTTTTCAGTTAAGCCAATAATTGATTGAGCATTACCTGCTTGACCACCTTCATAGTCTTCCAATTGAGCGCCTGTATACACACCCATTTCTTTTGCGATTTCTACACGACCTCTGGCAACTGCTAATCGTTTATTAAAACTTTGACTCGCATTTGGAAAATATGCTCGGCTAACTACAGCATGTGGAAAACGATTACTTACAACTTCGAATGGATTACAAACCCAAGAAGGTGCTTCATCTGGATTAACTCCAGGAGGGCAGGCTGCCAAATCTGAAATTTCAAGTTCTGGTTCTTGTTTATCGGGATTGAATTGATTTGTTGAAGAACAGCCAAATAATAAAGCGCCGGCAAAAATAGCTAACAAATGTTTATACATAAATCCTTTCATAGCCGGCTGAAGCCGGCAATTTCATTAAAAGTTCAGAGTAAACCTCGGGGTATCGTAACCATCACGTAGCAACTCAACTACAGCAGATAGATAGGTTTTGTGTTCATTTTCAGAACTTGTATCAAAACCAATTGTAGACGTCCTACCTTTGACGTAGCCCGTTTCAGTTAGAGCATCATCAATAAAATAGAATACTTCATCTGCATCATCTGGCTCAAGGTCATGAATATCAACCACTACATCACCTTTTTGCTCACGCACATGATTAAATTGTTCGAGGACAGAAGACAGAGACATAGATTCTCCTATAAATGAGGATAAACAATGTGACTATTGTCAGTCATTAGCCACGTTTCAAAAGAAGGTGATTCTACTTTAGAATCAATTACCACCTTCGCACGGGAAATCATCACATTCGCATAATAACTTACTTCACCATTATATATTTTATGAGGAAACTCAAACTTCGAATCCTCTTCATTATCAATGTATTGATAAGTTTCGTTTGTCTCACTTTTAACAAACTGACCAACAATCCTTTGTTTTGGTGGCATGTTAAAAAATGTAAGAAAGTTTGAAAAATAAAGGAATTCAACACTTTATTATTTATCTTTTGGGTCTTTCTACAAGATAGATGGCAACTCGTTCGGCCTTATCAAGAGGTAGATGTTTCTGATACTCTCCAGCATATGTTTCATGAGCAACACGGGAGCCTCTTCCTCTTCGGCATATTGAATAATAATTCAGCGGATTTGCTTTTCTCAGATAAGCAACAAATTCTCGCAGAGGTACTAATTCATCATTCACATTTGTCTCACCGAGTTTGATTGAAGTCTGACCGTATGGATTACGAAGATCCTCAAAGCGGGCTAACAAAACTTCTGTGAAGGCGGATATCAATTGCTTTTGTGTAAGTGTTCCCAGAACGTCTCGTACTGACATAAAGTTCTCCAGATGAGAGATTGTTGACTATGATCAGATCATATCAGATGGATTCGAAAATGTCAAGCCTTTTTTTATAAATATTAAAAAAACTTTTTTTGAGAGAACACATGGGACAAACATATCGCATTTTGCTTGTTGATGATGAACAAAAAGTTTTAGACGCATATATGGATATCCTCGCAAGAACGGAGGACATTGGAATCAAAGAACTTCGTAATATGGCGTCCGCTCTTTTTGCTGACGAAAACGATGTAAAGGAATTTGAGAAAACCACAAATTATACCATTTTTCACGGAAATGTAATTGCTGAAAATATCAAGCTTCGTTTAGATACTGCTCAACAAGGTGAAGAAGCAGTTTCAATGGTCAAGAATGCTCTTGATGAAGATGATCCATATCTTGTTGCTGTACTTGATATGAGAATGCCTCCGGGTATCAACGGATTCGAAACAGCACAACAACTGATCGAGCTGGATCCAAACATTGAAATCTGTTTCATCACGGCCTATTCAGATACACCGTTTGAAGCTATCGCAAAAACACTTGGCGCAGGACGGTTCTTGCTTCTTCGCAAGCCAGTGAACACCCAAGAACTCACTCAGACAATTCAGTTCTTGGGTGAACATGGTTACAAATGTCACAAGGACCGATAGTCAAGCCGTTTGTTTGCTTGACGATCCTTTTTTGAATATTTTCGAATTTTCTCGAACTTCTCAGAATAGCGAGAGCGGAGAAGAAGAGCCCTCTCGGCTCCGAGTCTAGCTTTTTTCATGGTGTCTCCTTGGGTTGATTGATTATTTAAAGATCATAGCACATCAAAACTGAAAAGTCAAGAAAAAAAATATATAAATATAGCATATTACTTTTACTAAAAATATTAGGAGTTTACAACATGACACCGGATCTTCTTTCAAAGATTAATGGAATTGTTAACCGACAAATGATTTCACAAAATTTGAGTGAAACAGAAAATGATAAAAAATCAACTTCTTTGGATGATAGCACTCCTCGGAGTTTTGAAAGTAATCCTTCTTTTAAGTCGATTGTCTCTTCACTGACTTTTCGTGATGCTAAAAGAAAAAGAATATCATATTCACATTCAACAGGAGATATCGAAAATCTCCCTAAAAAATCATATATTGTAATTCGTGGTGATAAAGTTCATGTCGAAAAAATCAATAATCGTAATGTGAACGTAAAAGTAAAAAGTGGTGATTTGATCTTTAAAGAAATGGATGGAAAAACAAGTGTGATACGCAAAGCTGATGTTGAAAAAATTTTTAAAGGAACCGTGGGAGGGAATTTAATTCCCAAAGACGTAAAAGCAAAAGCTGCTCGTTATAATGGTAGTCAAAAAGTTGGATACACTACAGGAAGTGAACCCCAAACTTTAAATACAGGAGATTTTGTCGTTCGTGAAGGCGATAAAATTACAACTATGTCTCCTGAAATCTTTCGAAAAACTTACGAACTATAGGAATAAAATGCCCGTTCACAATAAATCAGTTTATCAAGATATTGCTTCCGTTGTCAATCCTTCATACAGAAGACAAATCAGTGAAGCAGATGCTCCTATGAAAGTCGGTGCTACAAAAGCTCCTACAGCAGAAGAAGTAATTCACGCAATTACACGTGCTTTAGAAACTGGTAGTGATGCTGTGAAAAAGACTGCACGACAAGAAGCTCAAGCACTCAAAGGACCAATGAAAAAAGCTTTGAATGATTTGATGGATGCCTGTCCTGGTTTTCCAAAAGCATCTGAAGCCGCAGATGAAAAAGAAAGCAAATGAACTTTGAAGATTCAAAAAATTGGTTCAGAAGTTCAACGTAAAAATGCTGGTGTGTCGAGAAAACAATGGAGAAAATAAGTCAACAGTTATATGAAGAGATCAATCGTGTAGCAAATGCTCATCTTTATGAAGGTGCGAAGTATTCTGCGAATGATGTATGGTTGATTCAGAATAGCTTAGATACAAACTCTCCTTTAGGTAGAAAGTTCTCAAGAATTGATACACCTATTTTTACAAAAATGAGCAAGTCAGAAAAAGAAAATGCGACTTATGATGTGGAATTGACAAGGGATGAAATCGGTCAGATTCGTCAAAGTTTGATTGCGTTTCAGAAACGAGTGAAAAACCCACCTAAAAGAATTTCTGAATTGATTCAACTTCACACACCTAAACAAAAATTAGGAACAGCAAAACAAATCAATTAGATGAAAAAAATAAGTTTATTTCTTTTTGTTTTCTTAAGCATTGGATGCTCAGAAAAAGTTTCGAATAGTTTTCCTATTGCCTGTGATCGAGACAATTCCAAAGGTGCTGGTCATTCAACTTATGGACTTGTAGTTCCTTGGTCTTGTTGATTTACTTCATTTCGAATATCAATCGCTTCATCAAGTGAAACTCCTACAATCTCACTAAAATATTTGCGACAATCATTGTAACGATAGTATTGTACTTCTGACATATCGCTAATAGCTTCTGCCAATTCCAAACACATCTCTTGATATAATTCTTCTGATTTCAAAACTTCACGAAACACTGGACGATACTTTGTAGGATTTGAAAACATATCACTCACAGTATCATCTGATAATTTGAAAACACTCTCCTCGTCAAATACTTCAGCAGAAGAACAGATACTTGCTGTTACAACAACAGTGAAGAAAACAACGGATATAATAAAAAAATAATCAACGGCTTTCATTTGTGTAAATCCTCTATGGCTTGTTTGCGGTCAATTTGTTGAATCATTGAAATCTTATTTGTATTAAACAACACCATCATTGTTTCTTTCCAGCCAAATGGTGAGTTATGGATTTCATAATCAACTTCATGTTTAACTAAAAAGTCTCGCATTCCTTTACGTCCTCTTTCGGTTCGTAACAAATTGTCATTGATACAGAAATTCAGAATAATATAAGCACCAACTTTTCCATTTTCATCGAAACGAGAACCTTTGATGCGGTCATGAATCTTTTGAACCTTTGGTCGTCCAAGACTAGGAATTAGTTCATCAATACTTGAGAGATTGACTTTGACTTGATTGATTTCCTTTCCAGGATTCACATGAACTTTGTAAAGTTTACGAGAACCTTTTGCATACTTCTCAACAACTTGAGCAGATGTGGTCAGATAGAGACCAGGTCCATATTCAATTCGTTTGTTACGAGGAACTCTTTCAATATCTTCAGGTGTTAGCCGATTGTCAGAACTCAGCTTGAGATTGCCACCATGATAGAAAACGAGAGTGTTATCTTCGGTGAGAAATTGCGAAAAAGTTTTCATGCTTATCCGTTAGGGCACTCAATAAAATGTGACTGGTAGCGATTCTGAGCCTTCTGGTGATATGAAATCATATTACATCACAATCACTTTACCAACTACACTATCAAACATTTTGTTGATTGATGATTCAGTGTTGCTGATCATTTTCTTGTAGTAGCTCACTGCTTGTTCCATTACAAATTTATCGCTAATTGCGAGTGAAATACTTCCCATACCAGAACCACGATAGACAAGTTTTTCTGGTAGTTTATCTAATTCAAAACGAAAAGGGAGTTTATCCGGTGGCTCTTCTTCCCAAACATTCTTTGTTCCTGAAGCATACCAAACAAATGCTACAAAGGTTTCATAAAGCAATTCGTAAAAACGGTCATACTTTACTGTTCCTTTGTTGCGTTTTCCTGCTCCTTGCTCGAACTTGTCTGTTTGTTTTGCAGAATTGAAGTTACCAAATGTTCGTAAGAACCAATGAATAATATCCTGACCATCATTGATATTTTTTGTTCGTAGTGTAATCAGTCGAGCTTTCCAAGCCTTTAATGCTTGGTCATATCCTATGTCTGTCTTATATCGATCCTCATCAGGCGTGTAGTTGTCCATTAGAAACTCATAGATTTCATAACGAATGCCTTCCACAAAGTTACTATAAAAAGCAGACTCTGATCCACCACGATTCAAACCATGACCTAAACGATGCATAATAATCCAAGGTGTCATACCAATCTTTTGGTCACCTACATTGTTCACATAAACTACATTGATTGATTTTTTTGCTTGTGCTGTGAGGCCGCCAGTTGGTGAAAGAATATTGGCTCTTTCAAGATAATCATTTAGTTTGCTTTCAGCTTTTAGAATATCATCGTTTACAACACCATGTTCTGACCAACGATTACTTCCTTCGAAATCACCAAAGTAAATTCGAAAACTTTGTTTGAATTCTTTGAGAACTCGAGCGAGTGTGTTCTTTGTTCTTGGATTTTTAATTTTTGCCTGGTCGGCTCTCGAAAAAGAGGATTTAGGTCTTTCTCTTTTGTTCAGAATTAGCTTACCTTTTCTTGTTCGACGATTTGCTACGTCTTTATCATCATAGCTGTCGAGTGGTGCTTCGATTAGGAATTGTGAGAATGATTTCATAGGTAACTCTTTGATAAATTATAAGTTACCTATATTTATCAATTTGAATAGCGACCATCATCAATGAAGGCCTTTGTCTTTGTGCCTGGGGCGTCAGGTGAGGATGTGAGAATCATTGCAGCAGCAGCCATAAAGCCAAAACATAATCCTGCTATAAGAATAAAAGCTTTCAGCGCCATTTTATCTGGTAGAAAATGAGGTAGGTTTTGACTACTAATATCTTCACCATCAAGTAAAGTGTGCATTTCCTTCTCCTCTTTTTGTGTCAAAGAAAAAGAGGAGACCTCTGCTCTCAGTGTGAAAAAAGGACGAAAGTATGATCGATACCGATGAACCAAATATAGAAGAGCCACTCCCATTAGAACAGCAATCGGCAGACCAGACCAGTCAAGAAAGAGATGATAAAGACCAATGTTCAACACAATCGGTGAGGAAATAATCAAGGTCAACGGCATGTAAAGACCAAAGAGAAAGGTAATTCCTACAATCAATTCAATTGTTTTCACAGCAGGTAATAGATAGCCAGAGGCGATCAAACCACGAACAAAAAGGTCTGCTTCTGTTGTCATTTCAACAACACCAGAAGGAACAAAGTTGAAGATGCCATGAAGACCACCCATCACTAAAAAGACACTTGCGAGATAGAATCTTGCAAGAAGAACACTCACATTGCTGTAGTCAATACCATGATACAGTTTTAGTGTATTGCCTGTATGCTCATCATGATGAGTGATGTGATAATACAAACCGAAAATAGCCAACACTGTGACACCAACCATAAAATAGTGCCAATTTCTCTCGAAGAAATAGGTAAATAATCCATAAAGAACTGAAGTTGAAAATATGTTTTCCACTATGACCTCTTGCTATTATGAATTCCTAATCTACGTTGTCTTTCTTCAAGAGCCTCATCCATAATTGTTCCTTGACTGCGCCAGTAATTACGCAACCCAACATTTGTATCTTGTTCTGGACACCATTGTTTACAGACTTGACGACTTCGACTTGTCCAATCATCTTGAACTGAACGATACTGGTATCTCATCATCATAAGTCTACCTTCTTGAGTATGTTCACCTGTTGAACCTTTGACAAAGTAATTCTCATTTCTTTGCAACTGTGAAATAGGTGGTGGTGTA